ATGCCTTGTTTGTTTGAAGGAATATGAGCAAAAACCACTAAAAGACTATGTTCCAATTAGTGATTTGGGTAATAAAGGCAAAAAAGAAAAATTACAATGTAGTGCTTGTGGTAATGATAATCCTCGTAAATGGACAAAACCAGATCCAAAAAATAGACAGGTATTGCAAACACTTTTGGATAAAAGAATAAATAACAACCAGCAATCTCTTAAAATTGTTGCAAGACAGGCAGAAAGAGATTTAGATATTATAGACGGTTGCTATATTTTAGTGTCAAGACAATGGAAATTAAAATCATTTTCCACTCCTGATCCTGAAACAGGTGCAACAAAAAAGGCACTTTCCAGCATACATGAAAGTAAAATAGATGAAATTATTAGAATACACCCTATACAATGCAGTATAATTGCAAGTGATGAGGCAGTTTTGGGTGTAGGTGCTGACGGTAAACCACGATATATATGCCCACAATATGAACATAGAGATTCTGTATTAGAAGTTCCAGTATGTCCTAAATGTGGTTGTGAATGTTTTAACGCATTTTTAGAAACCAATAGTGTTCCTTATGGTGTTCCACTTAGTAGTCCTAAAAAGATGTATTATGCACAAAGAGAAATAGTATGGATTCCGGGAAAATATTACCCAGATGTATTATATGGAAACTCCCCAATTCAATCAGTATGGAAAAAAGTTCTATCACTTATGTTCCAAGATGAATATATGTGGAAATACTTTGACAAGGATAGACCACCAAAATCATTACTTGTAATGGGAAGCAGAAACGCTGAATCAGTTCAATCTTTCATGGAAAAACAACGTCAAGGTGCAAGACAAGATCCATATATGCCTAGACCAATTCTTCTTAACACGGAAAACGTAAGTCAATCACTTGAATATATTGATCTTACTCCAAACTTTAAAGAGTTGGAATTAAGTGATCTTAGAAAAGAATTAAGACAGATTATATCAACTGTTTATGGTGTTCAACCTTTATTCTATGGTGAACAGGCTAAGGCAGGTTTAGGTAACGAGGCACTTCAAGTAACACTTACAAACAGAACTATCAAATGGTTTCAAAGATTCTTGAATGAAAATTTCTTTAACGAGATTACCGATATAATGGAAATATATGATTGGAAGATTGAACTAGTAACAAGTGAAGAAATTGATGAACTCAGAGAAGAACAAGTCAGAGGTCAAAAGATTGACAACACCGTTAAACTATATGGAATGGGATTTGATGTGGCATTTGACGGTGAGAACAATATACTCATATCACAATTCCCAAATCCTGAAAAACAACAGGCTATGATGGGTGGCGGAGTAGGTCAAAACGAGGGAGAAGGAAACAATGACAAAACAAAATCATCTGCACCAAAAGCAGAAGGCGAAGCACAAAATTTTGACGGAGAACCAAAGATTGCAAGACCAAGTGACAAAGGTGGAACTGGCGATGGTAGCCCTGCTAGTGGAACTGGAACAACATTAAGTAACAAAGGTATGACTAAAAAACAATGGGATAAATTCTTAAAATCTTTAGATTAAAATGCAATCTGATATTGAACTAACTGAATCTGTTATAGAATATATATCACACACACCCCATGCAACTGCTTATGACATAGTAAAACATTTTGAAACTCTCGGTGTAGAACCTGAGAAAGTCTTATATATATTAAAAGAGTTGAATAATTAAAATGGGTGATTCTGGTAAAAGATTCGGGTGGACAGAAGATGGTCTAGATGCTAAAGACAGAATACAAAAAAATGATTTAAAAGAACGTGCAGGTAAAGAAAACCAACATACAAGAAATTTAAGGGAAAGAGTACAAGACGATGAACATACTAGAATTAACAATTATAGTGAGGGTTATTGTTATGGTTGCAGTAAGATAGATCAGGTAATATCTACTTTAATATATATGTGTGGAGAATGTATGGAAAAACGTGGAACAGAGGGATTAATGTGTTTGCTTACAAAAAAACACGGTTACGAATTATGTGACATACACGCAGGATGGGAATTTGATGATGTATGGCAAATAAACTGCTCAATGTGTAGTTCATGTATGAGAAGATTAAATAAAGTTCACAAGGCGTATAGAGCAAAAGGTGGTAGAGATAACGCACCTGATGAAATTATGAAAAGAAAATACTATGCAAGAAATCCCGGAGAAGAATTTGGTAGCGGTATAACTAGAGATCAAACAAATAATCAATCATTCAGATTGGGCTAATTGTTTTTCTGCTTTGTCTATTTTTAGTTCTAATTCTGCTATTTTTGTTAGTTGTTCAGCAGTTGATGGCTCATCAAATCCTTCTTCCCAATGAAATTTAATTTTTTGTGTGTTGTAATCTATGATTAAATGTATTGTATTGTTTCCAAAATCATAATACCATTCACCCATTAATGACATTCTTTTTGGAGGTAACTCTGTTCCATAATATATACATTTTTTAGCAAAAATAGGCTTGTTCCACGGTAGTATAGAATTTCTTACTTCAATTCTTTTTTCTTTTGGGTTATAATAAAAGTTAGTTCTTGATACATGAGTTGGTTCTTTTTTAAATCTGGTAGTGTTTGTAGTGCCTACTCCGGGGTGTATATGCACATATCGCTTCTGTAAATTGACATTATCTTGCATATATTGCATATCAGTATAGAACCAAAATGAATGATTTTCGGGTATATCTATAGATTTAACCTCTAATCTACTATTAATAGAGCCTGAAAACGGGTTTCTTTTATTAAAAGTATATACGTTATCGTAGACGTAAAAGTCCATAACTTAGTCTTAATCAACACCTTTATATAATCGTTTCTTTGCCCTTTTATTATGTCAATCATAAAAAGACAAGATATTGCAATATCAGTAGTTGCACTTTCATTGTTCTCAGCAATACTATTTGTTGGATGGGGAGCAGTAAAAGGGCTATTATTTGATTCAACCGTGCAAATGTCATCAGAACAATATGGAGCAATCTTTACCTTTGTATTTGGTATTTTGATTGGTTCAGCACTTACATACCTAGGTATTCGTGCAGGACAAAACGGTTCTACGACCATCTCACAGTCATAGAACAACCCAATTTTTATATACTATAACTCTTTTTTTATATACATGACACAGTTTGTAGAATTTTCTGATTTTGTAACAAAAGGCTTGACTGTTGATACAGCAGATGATCGTAGAATATTTAAAGGTCATATTACTGCTGAAATCATAGACAGGCAACAGGAGTTCATTTTTGTCAAAGAAGTTATGAAAATTATGGAAGCATTTATGGAAGTAAATCCAGTTATATCAGATTATCACAGTAATAGAATGGTGGGTAAGGTATTAAGTTATGAAAAATCAGAATACAAAGGAGTAGCAACTGTATTAATTACAGGTGAGGTATATAAAAAAGACGGTATTACATTATATGACAAAATTTGGGATAAGGTTCTAAAAGGAGAATATTCAGGACTATCTATGGGAGGTGCAAGTAAAGAAAGAGAGCCAATTCAAAAAGACGGTAAAATGGCATTGGAATTAAGGAAATTAGAGTTATATGAAATTGCATTATGTGATACACCAGCAAACCCATTTGCAGTAATTGAATCTGTAAACAAGTTTGCAAAAGCAAATGGATTGGAAAGAATGGTAAAAGATTTCAACGGTAGAGAACAAATAAGATGTACTAGTGTGGGTTGTAAATTTGATGTAGAAACATTTGTTGAAAAGGCAGATGGTGAAGATATTAATGTTGATGTAGATTTAGATAACCACCAATACAAATGTGACGGTGGAGAAGAATGTGATATATGTGGGCTATCTAAAGCAGAACATAAATACAAAGAATTTGACAAACCAGAAGAAGTGGAAAAATTAAATAATCAAAATTTAGTTAATCGAGCAGCTGAAACTAGAGCAGATAATGTAGGGGAAGCAACAGGTAGTCCAAAAGAAACAAATGATTTAATGGCTAGTATTCCAAAAATACCTGCTAAAATTAAGAAAGACCATATACCAAGTACACCTAAAGATGATGATTATTTAGAAGAAGCAAGAAACAAACAAGATAAAATTAACGGTAAAGAAATTACAAAAGATCAACCAATAGGTGATATAAACGCTAAAGGTGAGTTTCCTTTAAAACCAAGAACAAAACCAAATACAATGACAGATTCTAACGGTAATGTAAACAAGTTTGAAGCTCCAAGTGCATTGGCAGGATCTAAAAAACAATCAAAAATAGAAGGTAACATGGTTCACGAAACAAGTGAAAGACGAGTAAAAGACCTTACTAAAGTAGATACACCTGTTGAATTAATACTCAAATTTGGGGTTTCTATTGTAAAAGAAGCATTAGAAGAAGCAGAAACCATACAATATCTAAAAACATTACATAAAAAATATCAAAAATAGGTTTACAATTCTTTTTAGTTTTAACAATTATATTTATATACTATAAAAAATTTGTAATGTTACAACATGACTACAGAATTAGAAACAACAGAAACACAAGTTTCTGAAGTTCAAAAATCAGATGATGTTGACACTTCAGTCACATCTATTCTTGCACAATTAGTCAAAGCACAAGAATCTAGAATCGATTCTTTCGAGAAAAGATTTGATGGTCTTGAAACTTTGATTAAAGAGCAGAATAAAAATCCGGTTGATCAAGGTGTAGAGGATGATACACAAGCTCCGGCAGTATCAAGTCCTAACGATGTCGGTGATCCTGACAAATTAGGAAATACCTATGCACCATCTCCAAAAGATCAAGCTTCTATAGTTCCACCTCAAAAAGGTGAATCACCAAAAACCGATGCTCCTAGTCTAACTATGGGTAAGGCAGATGATGAGGACAAAAAAGAAGATGATAAAAAGGCAGAAGTTGAGAAAACAGAGGATGAACATGATGACAAAAAAGAAGATGTTAAAAAATCTGACAGTTCTGAATACGAAATTGTAAAAACAGTTAGACCACTTTTGAAATCAAGAGGGGAAGAAGTACAAGCTATACCAACAGGATACCAAATCCTTAAAGCTATTTCTAGCGGTTGGAATGGTCAAACTTCAAGTGCAGAAGATGCACTAGTTATAGCATATAACAAACTAGAATCAGGAGAGTTCGGTAACGGACTTCCGGGTGGATACTAAAATGTCTACTTATCTAGGACTACGTTCTATTGATGAACTAGTAAATTATACCTATAACAGAACTCCTGACGAGATTTTAAAAGCAGGTTTCAGTACAACCGATCCCGGCACAGGTGGCAACTATAACCCACTATTCGGTGCTATGGCATGGGCAAACTTCAATATGGAGGCAAATATCTTTGCAGCTCTACCAAAGTACGTTTGGGATTTCTCTGGTTGGCGTATCTTCAAAACAAAAGCTCCGGAACTTACCGCTGTTGCAGGTGCAATAGACGGAAAAGGTGGAACTATTGAAGGTGGTGCAATCGCAGCTGCAATTAAACCAGCAGTTCAAGAGATTACTGTCAAACCAAAAACTTTACAATATGTATTCGAAGCCTCTGAGTTATTGGAACAATTAGTCGACAATTCTAGAGATGATAACTATGGTTCTCTCGCACAACAAAGAGTTTACGCAAGTGATCAATTCAAAGAAAGAGTTAATTTAATGTTAGCTGCAAAACCTACTGACGTAGTTGCAACTCACGCATTAGAAGAACTCAACCTTGAATCTTTAGATGTTATTGTATCTGCATCAGCAGAACAAGCACACGAAGCACACGCAAATGTAACATCACTATACACACCTTGGTTCGCAGCTAACGGTGCAGGTGTTCAAAGAAACGGTGCTACCGTACACGACTCAACTGTGAAATCTCCATCAGGTACTCTAGGTACAACTGACGTTTTAACGGATGCTGTATTAAGAGAAACACTTGCAGAGATTAGAATCGCAGCTGGAAAAGAGCCAACTGTAATGATTGGTGGACAGGACACATACTCCGAAGTTCAATCAATCTACATGAACGCTTATCGTATCCAAAACACAGCTGACTTAAGAACAGAATTTAGTGTTGGCGTAAATGGTGTAGACACATTTACTGGAACAGGTGCAGGATTACATATATCCACGATATATGGACTACCATTCATTCCTTCAAAGGATATTGGTGGATCTGGAACTGGAAAAGTAGATAACTTATACATCCTAAATACAAGTGCAGATAAAAATGCTCCAAACAAACCATTGTTAGGTATGCAAATACTTAAACCAATAGTTTATTATGAAGCAGGAAAACGACAACAAGGTTATCCATTCATTAACGAAGCTTTCACAGATAGAGCTTTGTATAATATGCTTGGTGAAACAACTTGTAGAAACTTCAAAGCACAAGCCAAGATTAGAGATATTGCTTCAGGAATCTAGATAAAACACAAACCTTTTTTTTATTTTTTAGTTAATTTTAAAAAATTTTCTATATGGTATAAGAATTATATATCTATATATAATAATATTTATATGTTAGTAATATGAAAAGTGATTAATATGGCAGTAACTATAACAACAAACGCTAAATATTCGCATTTAAATGCAGATAGATCCCATACCATTAAACCGGGCGGGGTAGGCGTAGAAAAAGAAATGGTTTGTGATATTGCAATTACTGGAAATGGAAATTTTGCAGCTGGATTAGTAACCTGTGATTTTACACAAGTAGGCTTTAAACAAGTCTATTCATGTATTATTGAACAAACTAATGACTTTGCATTAAATACATATCAGTTCGTAGAGGCAACTGCATCAGCTGCCGCTACAGCAAAAATCAATGGTAGAGTAAGAACTACTAGTGCAAACGTAGTAAATAACACCGTTTGTACCATGACCGTTATAATTCGTGGTGTGTAAGGGAAACCTTATATAACACTCTTTTTTATATTCTATATAATGGCAGGAAGAAATGCTCGTAAATTAGCAACTGCAACAGGTGCAATAGTTAATAGATCAGGCAAGTTAAAATCAGTTATACCTGCTACAACAGATACAGGAAGTATAATACTTTACAATGGTACACCTGCTGAAGTATCCGCAAATACAGCAACAGAAATATATAGACTTAAAGCAGGAACAGGAGTTCATATTAATTTAGACCTAAATTTCAAAAAATTATCTTGTGTAGTTACCGGTACTGTAAGCCTTAATGTGCTTTACGAATAATTTAAATATCATTAACTCAAGGCTTATATATGGTTAGAACAGCTACATATTGCACATCTACTAATATATCTGACTGGCTTAGAATCCCTATTAACCCTAATACTGATCCAAATACTTCAATGATAAATGAAAATATAATGGACAACGAGGACAGAATTGACAGATTAACAGGTCATACATGGCTTGAAAACAAACAAGTAACAGAAGAATTTAGTGTAAACAAGTTATATGATTGGGGTAGAGGTATGCCTTTGTTCCCAAGAAAAAGAAATTTAAAAGATTTTGATTCTACAAAAGGAGATAAATTTGAAATTTGGGATGGTGGGGAATGGTCAGATCAAACACCAGCAGGTGACGGTGATGATCAAATTATATATTTTCAAGAAATTAAAGGTGTTATTTACTTAAGAGGATATTTGTTTACCATACTTAGAACCAATAGATTCAGGGTAACTTACAGATACGGGGGAGATAATGAGGGCATTAAAGACGTTGCAGAACCAATACCAAGAGATATTCAAAAAGCCTGTAAACTAATGACCTGTCTTGATATATTGTCAACTGATTTCCAAATGTCACAAATTGCTTACGGTGGGGAAGGTAACATTGATAAACAAAGAGTAATGGATAGATGGCAAACTGAAATTGATCAAATAATATGGAGCAGAAGCGAAATAACTTCTACATGGTGATATGTCATTAAATACCGGAATAAATTACAATGTAAATGAAGCAGAAATTGATAGACTAACAGATGATATTGCAAAAGATTTATTGGCACAAATACAATGGGGTTTAGAAAGTTCAGATGGTCAAATATCTGGTAATCCTCATGGTAAAATAAACTTTACAGGTGACTTAGCTGAATCTTTTTCTGTTCAAGAAATAGAAGGATACAAATGCGTTGTAACTGATAACCCTTATTCTGGTTTTGTAGAGTACGGAACACCTGCGGGAAATAATATTAATCTAAATATAGATGATCTAAGAGCATGGGTATTTCATAAATTAGGAGTAACAGATCAAAATGAAAACTTAGGTGTAACATTTAAAATAGCAAAAAACATTATGAAAAATGGTATTCCAGCAAGAAGATTTATTAAAAGAGCAATAAAAAGAATGACAGCAAATAACCCTCGTATAAAAAGAAAATCAACAGTAAAAAAGTCATTTATAAGTAAATTATTTTCTAGAGTTCAAAAGAAACTAAGAAAATTAAACAGAACACAGAAAAAAATAATGAGAAAAATTAATAAGATTGCAACTTCATATAAAAAAGTGAGGAAATATAAGTAATGGCAGGAATAGCAGGACTTGATTTTGTAACAGATATTGTTTCATTAGTTGGAAGCAAATGGAAATCAAGCGGTGGAACAAAGCCTAAGATAGACAAACAATGGGAAATTAAGGCAGTAGGAGTAGGCAGTAGAATATATGATCAGATCATAGTAAGTTTAGATTCTGAAAGTGCTGATATATTCAGTTTGCAATATACTGACGGTGCAGGTAATCCTAGTTGGGATTGGCTTCACGATGTATCATTAACATTGGATATACGCACAAGTGTAAGTGAGGCTCGAGTATTACAATTAGTTGATGAAACCATGAGAATAATAAAGGAAAACGTATTATTAAATGTCAATAATAGAGAATATGTTCGTATATTGCCTAATGGAATAACTTCAGTTAATGAAGAATACCGTAACTTATATAGATATACAATCAGCTGTGAAGCGATGTATTTAAATCCTTAGACAATATTTAAATACAAAGAACCTTTAAAAAGGGTTGATCATGGTTCGAACAGGTGCTAATTCGTTTTTACAATGGGATTTTGATAACCCTGCTTCCGCATTTGGAACTCCCTATAGTAGTCCATCTTATAAGAAATTTGGCTTACAACAAAAAATAACTTCTTTCACCGTCAATAATACTAAAAAAACTCTTTCTGAATTAGCTAGTGTAAAACCAACTGATTATGCTTATGGTAAACAAAACGGTTCAATATCAGTAGATTTTGTATTAAGTTCCCCGTGGATTTTAGGTCTTCTGTTTGGAGCTCCAGCAAAAACAAACAGTACAGGTTCAGCAGCTGCAACTCAAACATATACCACAACTGCAAATGATAGTACAGTTAGAACTTCTACACTTCAAATGGGATTTCAAGGTCAAACTGCTAATCTAACTAGAACATTAAGCGGTTGTACATTAAACTCATTAGCAATTACTGCCGCAGTTGACGATATGGTAAATGCAAGTGCCGACTTTGCATACGCTAAAGAACAACAACCAACAGCAACATTTTCAGCTTCTAGTGCAACTGATTTAATGAATTTCCCATATACTTTTGCACACGGATTGTTTAAATGGAAAGGAAATACAGGTGATTCATTAACAACACAAACAGAAATTCAAAATATGGATATAACATTTGCTCAAAATAGTGAACTATTATTTGGAATGAATAGTCATTTCGCAGTTGATGCTTACAGGCAATTATTTGATATAACAGGTAAATTCCAAGTATCACTTAAAGATAGATCATTTATAACTAACATAATGGAACAAATTAAAGCAGATTCAGGTACTACAAATGATACTAGATCCCATGCACAATTAGAATTATTCTTTACAAATAAAGGAACAGGTAATGGATTAAAAACAATTAAAATTACCTGTGACGGTATTGGTATTGATTCACATTCTATAACAGGTCTTGAGCCAAATGAGCCAGTATTTGAAGATATATCATGGCAAATTAAAAATGCAGTAATAGTTGCACAAACCGCAACTACAAATGATGAGCCAATAGGTTCATAAACACATATATAGACCTAGAAATATCTATGTATCATGGTAGATACAGAAACTATAACATTAAAATTTAATGGCAAAGATAGTGAATTTGAAATAAAAGAACATTTATCATTTGGAGATGTTGAGTCACTTATGGATAAATGTGCAACTGTTGATGAAGAAACAGGACAACCAAAGTTAAGTTTATCAAAATTCAGAATGGGGTTACTTACAAAAGCTTTGGTAAAAGCACCATTTAACATTAATGAGCCTGTCATTAATAGTTTGAGTTATGATAACATAAAACCATTGATTCAGGTAGTATCAAGGAAATTCCCTTTTCAAGATTATTTGACGGACTGGATGGAAACGTATCTTGGTCAGGAAGCTTTGAACGAAATAAATACAGCATCTACGGATTCTGTGCCTCAAACTTCGGATGGGATAAAGAAAAAGTCGACTCCCAAGAAATAGAATATATGAAGAAATTATTGTCCGCTGTGACTGAGGATATGAAAAACTCGGGTAAACCACAGGGAATACCTATGGGAGATCAATCCATACCTACAAGGAAAACTTAAATAAGTATCACTAATATATAAGTTATCATGGCAGAACAGTATATTCTCAAGGTAAAAGTTGACGATGCTGATATAAGAAAACTGGAAAAACGTCTAGCAGGTATATTGACAGGTAAGGGAATTACAGGTGGTTCAGGTTCAGGCGGTAACGGTGCATTAGGCAAAAACTTGGCAAAATTGGGAATAATTGCTACAGGTGTAGTTGGTATATTAGCATTAACTAAAAAACTTACAGGTATGCTTGTTGATTCTTCCCCAATGTTAAAACAAATGTTAAAATTATTTAATTTCAGTATTATGCTTATATTTAGACCTATTGGGGATTTCATAGGTTTTCTATTAAGACCAATAATGGTAATGTTCCTTAGAAAGTTCATCATACCGTGGTACACAACAGCTATGCCAGTAATGACAAAAGTTGGAACATTCATAGGAGATTTCGTAGCAAAGTTAATGGGTGAAGATGGAATTGTAGGAATAGCAACTTCTCTTGGAGTTATTGGAGCTGCATTAACTGCTGGTATTGGTATAACTGTAGCTAGTGCAAAATTAGCAGGTGCAGTATTGGCTAACTTTATTAGTGCTGGTGGAAACATGGCGGGAAATAGTTTTTCAAGAACATCTACAGCAGGGTTTAAAGCAGATTCAACATGGACAAAATTTAAAGCACAAATAACAAGTCTTAAAAGTGCATTTAAGTTTCCAAAACCTGCATGGGTAACTGCATTTCAAAATGCTATAAAATCTTTTGTTAATCTATTAATGCCAAAACCAGCTTATACAGGTACAGGAGTTGGTGGATTTGGTCAAACTGCAACAGTAACTAAAAACAGTTCTACTTTTCAAAAAACAAGTGCAGGTGGTACAAATAAAAGTGGTTCAACATATAAACAACCTGCTTGGGTTCAAAGAGCTCAAGCTGCAACAGGAAGTTCAGCAGGTGCTAAAGGGGGATCATCAGGTAGAAACATAAGTGGATCATTAAAAATGCAACCCGGAAATTTGCTTAGAGGTGCAGCTGGTTTGAGAGGCGGTAGTGGGGGATTGGCATTTGCATTAGCACCATTATTGGATCTTGTTCCCGGTATGCCTGAACTTAGAGATATGGTCGGTGATGCTATGCGTAGTACAGGGGGAATAGATGGTAGTGGAGTAGATAAATGGGTATTAGACAATATTCCACAATTAGGTAATAAAACTACTAATGTAAGTGTAAATATAGGCAGTATTCCTGATAAAACAACAGCTGATTATTTCTTAAACCAACTACAGGCGAGTACGTTCAAATAATGGTTACTGTCAAATTAGTCAAAGTAAAGGATACTTCTGATGATTCAGGTTCAGAACAACTAGGATATACAATAAAGAATTTTGAATCATTTAATATTAATTTAAGAACACCAATTAGTCCAATGCCATTACCAGAAGAAAAATCTGGTGAAAACGTACTTGTAAAAATGGAAGGTAATACACAAGTGATTAATTTAGCATGGACACTTGTAGAATCTACTACTGATTTGAGTTTTGGTAATCAATCCGATGCTAATACTTTAATAAAAACTGTACCACAACAATTAGTTTATTTATCTGATGCTTTGGAAGGTAGTTCATTACAAGAAAAATTTAAGTTACAAATAAATTATAGTGAAGTTTCTGGTGGTAAAGATCTTATATTTTATGGATTTGTTACTGATATGTCATTTAGTCAAACAAGCACAGCACCCGTTACTTTTACAGCACAACTTAGTTTTATTGTAGGTAATGTTATAACTACTTTAGATACTGATGTACCAGATCCACCTATAAATATTAATTTAACAACACCTTCAAGTGGTGGCGGATCAGGAAGACTTACTGTAAGTTGGGCAGATCCAGTTTATAAAGGTGGATCTAATGCAATAACTAATTATGATTTAGAATTTTCAAATTCAACTAGTGGTCAAATTGAATATAAAAAATTTAGTCAATCTTCATCTCCACTTACAACTCCAACTGGATCTGTAACTTCTAATACAAAATTTCAAGTTAGAATAAGGGCAAACAGTAATGAAGGTAATGGTGGATGGTCAAAGTTTTATCCAATAAGAGATCCTGATTCTAATACACCTGTTGGAGTTCTTTCCACAGCTACTTAGGTGATATATTATGGCAAAAGTAATGGCATTTATTGATACATTGAATAATTCGGGAGTGGTAACTAGACAACAAAAAGTTCCAGTTATCAGTTCAAAGGTAAAACGAGAAGGAAGAAGGGCAGTAGATACAGCGGAAATAGTTGTATCAGGTAATTTTCAAAGTGAACAAAATTATGATTTAAAATATATTCAGGACATTGTAGATGCAGATCATTTAAATTTTATAGCAAATTATCAACAAACTGCTAGAGATGAGGCAGGTTATGATATATGGGAACACGCTACAAATGGGAGTGTAGATTATGAGAAAGAAGGTAGCGGTAACAATATAAAATTTAGAAATAGATTTGTAGCAGATTTTAACGGAACAAGTAATTATATAGAATATACAAACCCTGTAACTGCACCACTACCTGTATCATCTGCAACACCAAATGTAATAAATTTGTCAGGAGATTTTGATATATTTGTTTGGTTTAAAAGAATAAGCGGTGAATCTAGTAATAGTGAACATTGTTTGTTTAGCAAGTGGGATAACGGTGGTTCGGGTAATGGATTAGAATTATTTTATAAAGTAGGTAATTTTTCATCAACTAATGATCATATAATATTAAGAGTTAGAAACAATGGAACAACTGCTAGTGATATAATTTCTGCAAATCCTTCATCTTCACCTGTTCACGGATCATTTACATTTTGGACATTAGTAAGAGTCAAAAGAACAGCAGGTGTTATATCAATATCTGTAGGTGGAACTAATACAAGTAAACCATTAACTCCACACATTACAAGTAACAATTCAACTTCATTTGACAATACACAACCAATGAAATTCGGGGTTGACTACACTTCATCTGCCAAGTTTGCCAAATGTAGAATTGCACAAACTAGAATATATACAGGCGGTTGTTTGAGTGATACTGATGCAAACACAGTATTCGATGCAATACCACAATTCTTTACAACTAAAATAAGGGGTAGGGTTTGGAAAGTAGAAGACAAATTAAAAAATAAAATGTTACACCTTAGAGGAACAGGTAAGTTTTTTCTTGAAACAGATGTTGATTCTAGAACTACATCTGATGGCGGTATATGGTCTTCTTCTCAGGCATCTTGGGAACTATCCACAAGAACGGGAAATTTCTTTCAAAATCAATTAGTAGAAAACATCATACACGACATGGTAAGAAGTGCAGATAATGATTTTAGGGTTCATACTGATTTAAGCATAGCAAGTGAAACTATAGCCAAGTTTGTTGCTTCAGGTAGATTAGTACAATTAATTCAATTATTAAATTTAATGGAGCAAAATAATGCTGATTTCTTCACATATCCACACAAGGTTCTAATTATAGAAGATCCGGCAAAAATACTTACAGGTCAAGAATTTATTCATGGGGAAAAAGGAATTACCATAGATGCAGATAAAAAAGACAATGTAAGCATGATTAATGACATTACAATAATAGGTGCTAACCTACCTGCTCATTTTGTTGAACTACCACTTACTAGTTGGACAAATATAACTGGAACAACAAAGTCACTTACTCATAGACCTGTAGGTGCTACTAGAGTTACTAAAAATAATATTCAAATGATTGAGGTTGATTCAGATGCAAATACACCTATACCAGCTGATAACACTACTACCAATACATACTATTATAAAATGGATGTAGAAAACAAAACAATAACTTTTGGAACTGCATTAGTATCTAGTGATCAAATTATTATTGAATATGATCGTGAACCTGCCAACATGATTTCAAGAAAGAAAGATAATGCTTCTAAATCTCAATATGGTGTATTTGCAAAAATATTAAACGTGCCACAAATCAGAACTACTAGTTTATCAGGAAGTTCAAAAGGATTGGATTGGTTAGGTGAAAGAATAATATCAAAAAATAAAGATGTAGAAAAAAGTTATACAGTTAGAGTTCCAACTTTATTAAACGGAATAAGAGAAGGAATTGGCATATATATTGCAAACCCATTAAAAAGATATAATTTTACTACTAGAACATTATATGATGAAAAGGGAGATGCAGTATCAGGAACAACTGCAAAATTACCAATAAAGGCAATAGAATGGAGATACCCTGAAGCAGTAACAATAATGAAAGTAGGACAATGGGAATTTGACTATTATGAACTACTCAAACAATCAGAAAATACTTTGGACAGCGTAGGATCAACCACTACAAAAGATAAGTTTAACTAGGTTTTTTTATCAAACTTTTTCTAAATTTAGCCCATTCAATCATGTTTGGAACTCTAAGGTTTTCCTCTATTTGTCTAAGATAATTATTAGTTACTTTTAACTCATCAGTTATTACACGAAGCTCTTTTAATATATCTTGAAACATATAAATAGACCATTCGCTTCTAATAAATAAATGTTTAGCAATATAAAACATAAAATTGATAGACCATTTGTAGAAACAGCACATACGGAAGAAGGTCATTTTTATAAAACAGAATCAGGT